GGAAAACTTGCGCTGCACTATTATACTGTCGGACAGCAGAGCAGAAAATGGGAAGTGGCATCCACTTACGGCGGAAAGATGACAGAGAACATCGTCCAGGCGGTCGCGAGAGACTGCCTGGCAGTTACGTTAGAAAGGATCGCGGCGAAGCACCTGCAGGTCGTATTCCACGTGCACGATGAGGTGATCATCGATGCTCCGATGGAGACCACCGTGGATGAGATCTGTGACCTGATGGCAGAGCCGATCCCGTGGGCGCCGGGACTGATCTTAAAAGGCGCGGGATTTGAAAGCAGCTATTACATGAAGGACTAGGAGGAATCGAGATGCAGTATAACAGAAAGCTGCAGATCAGCACTGCAGGGACGAGAAAGGCTATGCACTGGCCGAAATCTGAGATCATGTGGTCTGAATTTGCGGAAAAGCTGAAAACACCGGTCCGCGGGGCCGAGACGTTAGAACAGTACCTTGCGCTTCCGAAGTCCCAGCAGGATGAGCTGAAGGATGTCGGCGGATTCGTCGGCGGTACGTTTGAAGGGGACCGCCGCAAGGCGGCCGGCGTGGTCGGCCGTGACCTGATCACCCTGGATCTCGATAACATCCCTGCAGGCCAGACGGATGATATCCTGCGCCGGGTGGACGGCCTCGGATGCGCGGCCGCGGTCTACAGCACAAGAAAGCATTCTGGATATGCGCCGAGACTGCGCGTGATCATCCCGATCGACCGGACGGGATCTGCGGATGAGTACGAGCCCGCGGCCAGGAAGCTCGCCTCCTTGATCGGAATCGAATTCTGTGACCCGACAACATTCGAAGCGTCGAGACTGATGTACTGGCCGAGCTGCAGCTCCAACAGCCAGTACGTGGCAGAGATCTACGATAAGCCGTTCTGCAGCCTGGACGGCGTCCTGGGGATGTACGGGGACTGGCACGACATCAGCCAGTGGCCCCAGGTCCCGGGATCCGAGGCGATCGAGCGCCGGCGTCTTGCTAAGCAGGAGGATCCAACCACGAAACGCGGGATCATCGGGGCTTTCTGCCGGTCATACACGATCACACAGGCTATGGAGAAGTTTATTCCGGGAATGTATGAGGAAACAGCGGTGCCGGGTCGGTACACCTATACCGGCGGTTCCACAGTCGGAGGAGCGGTGATCTACGACGGAGATCTGTTTTTATATTCCCACCACGCGACGGATCCTTGTAGTGGCCTGCTCGTAAACGCCTTTGACCTGGTCCGTCTCCACATGTTCGGGGATAAGGATGGAGAGGTAAAGGAAGGAACCCCGGTCAGCAAGTACCCGTCCTTTATGATGATGAGCCGCATGGCCCAGGATGATCCGAAGGTGTCAGAGCTTCTGTCGAAGGAACGGTATGAACAGGCGAAAGAAGCATTCAAGACCCCGGAGCAGAAGGAGCCGGGACCAGATTATGACCTCTCCTGGCTTTCGAAACTTACAAAGGACGGAAACGGAAGATATGAGAAAACGATCAATAACGCCGTGCTCGTCCTTGAAAATGATCCTTTGCTAAAAGGAAGGATCGTGACCGATGAATTTGCAAGCTGTGGAATGGTCCTGGGGCGCGTGCCGTGGGATCAGAGAGATGAGAAACGCCGCTGGACGGATGTGGATGACGCCGGGTATTACCGGTATGTCGAGGTCTTCTACGGGCTTACAGGGCGGGAGAAGCTGGATCACGCCCTCATGATTGTCAGCGCCCAGAACCGGATCAACGACGTAAAGCATTATCTGGAGGACCTTCAGTGGGACGGGATCCGGAGACTGGATACGCTGCTTTCTGACTATCTTGGCGCCGAAGATACACCGTATACCCGGGCTGTTATGAGAAAATCACTCTGCGCCGCTGTCGGCCGTGCCGTCGTTGGCGGGATCAAATATGATTATATGCCGATCTTTACGGGACCGCAGGGAATCGGAAAAAGTACGTTTCTTGCGATCTTAGGAAAAAAATGGTTCTCAGACTCCCTTACAACATTCGAAGGAAAAGAAGCTGCGGAGCTGATCCAGGGAACATGGATCAACGAGGTCGGGGAACTGAGCGCATTTACAAAGCAGGAGACCCAGGTGATCAAGCAGTTTTTAAGCAAGACCGAGGACATTTACAGGGCGGCATACGGGCGCAGGACGGACAAGTACCCGCGGCGCTGCGTGTTCTTCGGAACATCCAATGACAGCGAGTTCTTAAAAGATATGACCGGAAATCGGCGCTTTTGGCCGGTAGACGTGGGAATGCATCCGGCAAAGAAGTCCGTGTGGCAGGAGCTGCCGGCAGAGGTGGACCAGATCTGGGCGGAGGCATATGCGTACTGGGCTGCAGGTGAGAAACTTTTTTTACCGAAGGAACTTGAGGAAGCTGCCGTAGAGCAGCAGGAAACCCACAGGGAAGCGTCCGGAAAAGAAGGTCTGATCATGGACTTTTTAAATAAGCCGGTGCCGGCTAACTGGAACCAAATGGATGTGGTAAAGCGGCGGATGTTCCTTGCGGGCGGCATGCATATGGAAGGTGAGCTAGTTCTCAGGGACAGGGTGTGTGCTGTGGAGATCTGGGTGGAATGCTTTGGCGGCGATCTGAGGTATATGAAACGTTCTGATAGCATGGAGATCAACAACATCCTGCTGCATGGCAAATGGCAGAGGATCAAAACCCCGAGAGATTTTGGACCGTATGGACAGCAGCGGGGGTTCGTGAGACCCACTACATAGTGCCGAAAAAGTTTGTAGATTCTTTGTAGTTTTGTAGCCGCCTGAAATTTTAATGTAGGCAGAATGTAGCAGGCTTTGTAGAACCGCTAAAACCGCATAAAACCTAAGGATTTCTACTATATAACTACAAAACTACAAACTTACTATATAGAGTATAAAAATAAATAAAATATAGATAACGTGACGTACATGGCGTACATAATACGAGGGTTATATACACGTGTTACACACGTAAACAAAATATTTTATAAATAAAAATATATAAAGGGGCTCGAAGATGAATGCGAAACATTGGCTGGAACTGGAACTCATGGATGGAGGTCTACATCTGGCAGAAGGTGTGAGACGAAATGCAGCGGCGCACGGGTACTCGAAAGCCGAACTGAAAGCAGCAAGAAAAGAATTAGGCGTGAAGACGTATCATCAGTTTGATGAAGATGGGGCAACGGCAAATTGGTTCTGGTATCTGGAGGTATGACATGAGAGAAAAGGATGTTGAGAAACTTTTGACCGAAGAGGTGAAGCACCTCGGTGGAAGGGCATACAAATGGACAAGCCCGGGGAATGCGGGAGTGCCGGACCGGATCGTGATCTTTCCAGGAAGGCAGCCGATGTTCGTGGAACTGAAGACGGATAAGGGAACCTTAAGCGCCCTGCAGGATGTGCAGATCAAACGCCTGCTGGATCTCGGGCAGGAAGTTCAGGTGGTGTACGGAGCGTCCGGGCTGGTTCGGTTCTTCAAATCCTTGGGATATCCGGATGTGGCAGCGAGGATCGAAAAGAAATGTGGGCTGTCAGGGAGGTGATGGAGGATGGTATTCAAACCGCACGATTATCAGCGACACTGCATAGAACGGATCCTGGAAGTGAAAAAGATCGGTCTGTTTCTGGATATGGGACTTGGCAAGACGGTCACGACACTGACCGCGGTAAAGGAGCTTAAGTACAATCGGTTTCAGGTCCGCAGGATTCTGGTCATTGCACCTAAGAAAGTTGCGGAGGGAACCTGGAGCAAGGAAGCCGCCAAATGGGACCACACATGTATGCTGCGGGTGGCCCCGGTACTGGGAAGCCAGGCAAAACGGATCCGGGCGTTAAATACACCGGCAGACCTTTACATCATCAACCGGGAAAATGTGGTATGGCTGGTGGATTATTACCGGAACGCCTGGCCGTTCGACATGGTGATCGTGGATGAATCCAGCAGTTTTAAAAGCCACAGCGCGAAACGCTTTAAGGCGCTTGCCAGCGTGGGGACGAAGATCGAGCGCCTGGTGGAGCTGACGGGAACCCCGTCACCGAATGGGCTGGATGATCTGTGGAGCCAGGTGTATCTTCTGGATGGCGGCGAACGCCTCGGGAAGAGATACACGCAGTTCCGGGAGAGGTACTTCCAGCCGGATAAGCGGGGAGCGGACGGCATGGTTTACAGCTACGAGGCAAAGCCTGGAAGTGAGGAGAGCATCCTGGACCGGATCTCGGATATCTGCATCAGCATGAAGGCCGAAGATTATCTGCAGCTTCCGGATATCATCTACCACGAGGTGCCGGTGGAGCTGGATGTAAAAGCGAGAAAGGCATACAACGATCTGGAACGCGCCATGGTCCTTCAGCTTCCGGAAGATGAGGCAGACATCAGTGTAACCAGTGCCGCGGCACTCAGCAACAAGCTTCTGCAGCTTGCCAACGGCGCGCTGTATGACGAGGATCACACCGTGCATGAAATACACAACTGCAAGATCGAGGCCTTCGTGGAGCTGATCGAATCGCTGAGAGGAAAACCGGCCCTGGTCTTTTACAATTACCAGCATGACCGGACCAGGATCTTAAAAGCCCTGGAAAAGATGCAGCTGCGTGTGCGGGAGTTGAAGACCACGCAGGACGAAGACGACTGGAACGCAGGAAAGATCGATGTGCTTCTGACGCACCCGGCCAGCAGCGCATACGGTCTGAACTTGCAGCAAGGCGGAAACCATGTGATCTGGTTCGGCTTGACCTGGAATTATGAGTTGTACACTCAAGCGAATAAGAGGCTGCACCGCCAGGGCCAGCAGGAAAAGGTGATCATCCATCATCTGGTATCCAGCGGAACCCGCGATGAGGATGTGATGCAGGCACTGCAGCGGAAAGACGATGTTCAGAACTGGGTCATGGAATCATTAAAGGCGCGGATCCGTAAGATCCGGGAGGAGGCAAAATGACGGACAAGCAGAAAAAAATAGCGATGAAACGTAGAAGACTGTCCGCTGTTAGGGCTGCGGAGAGATCCTGCCCCAGGAAGGAGATCTCTCCGGAATCGAATATGTGAAAACGAAAAGGAACTGTGAATGGTTTTTCCATATGGAGTGTTTTGAGAACGTATGGAGGCGGAAGATCTGCTGAAGGAGGAAACTGGATGGAGAAACAGAAGTGGGACGAGAAAGTCGCGAAAGCGATGAAGAAGAAAAAGCAGGATGCGGAATATGCGGCCATGAGCGAGGATAAGGGCAGACACAGTTGGTCGGCGGCACATCCGGCGTACATGGGGACAAGCCTTTGCCCGGATCCGCGTTATCGAGGAGGTGATACCAATGGACAAGGAGATTCTGAAGCAGTACATAGATGCCTGCGAGCAGGTGAAGGAAGCGAAAGCGGATATACTGAGGCTTAAGAAGAACCGGAAGAAAATCGTGCAGGATCGGGTGTCCGGATCGGCGCATGAGTTTCCGTATACCGCCCAGAGCTTTCATATCGAGGGTCTGTCATATCCGGTGGTGAAGGATCCGGATGAGCTGGATAGGCGGGAAGCAATCCTTCAGGAGCGGCTTCAGAAGGCGGAGGAGATCAAGCGCCAGGTGGAGGTGTGGATGCTCACAATTCCGCAGCGGATGCAGCGGATCATCCGATATCGAGTATTCGAAGAGCTATCCTGGAATGAGGTGGCAATTCGTATGGGACGGAAGGCCACGGCGGACAGCGTGAGGATGGAGTATACCAATTTTATGAAATCAGAGTAAGTAATTTCGTTATTTTCGCTTTTTTCGTTTTCAAAATGTTATAGTGTAACCTGAAGCCAAGGGCATACAGCCGGCGGCTTCCTACATCCTCCTCAAGTGAAGGTATACGTGGGCGGCCGTTAGGCAGAGCGGTCGCCAATTATCAGGGCGTAGCTCAGTAAGCAGAGCAGCTGATACTTAATCAGCGTGTCGAGGGTGCAAATCCTTCCGCCCTGGTTCGCGGAGTAGAGCAGTCTGGAAGCTTGTCGGGTTCATACCCCGAAGGTCACTGGTTCAAATCCAGTCTCCGCAATGTTGGCGGTTGCCTTTTAGGCGATATGCCTGAATCCGTGATATCAGATAGCGGATAAATTATTTGCTGGAGCGATCCAGTACATCTGAAATACCTGGTTTCGGGATTCTCCACCCAGACATTCCAGGCAGCAAGAGGCATCCTTGAAAAAGGGTGCCTTTTGTGTTTAAGATTTATTTCCTTTACAATATGTGATATACTAAAAAAAATAAATGTCGAAATGGAGAATTTGATATGGATAAGATAGCATTACTGGATGAACTCGTTGAAAAAATTGGACAACTGAATTTTGGCGATGTGGAAGGGAAAGGAGCATTAGCTTCAACAGCTGACTTATATGCAAGAAAATTTTTTGGAGATAATAGTCAGTACATAAAAAGAATTAGTAAAGTTAATTTTAGCCCGATAATATATCCATGTGATACAAATACACAGCGTAATTGCTGGGAGGGGGGAAAAACGTCTTTAAAGAATATTGTGCTTACCATGAAAAAAGAGCTGGCCTTAGATAGCGATATGAATTCCGCAATAATTCCTGCTTCAGCGAAAAAAGAAACACGGGATATCTTTATCGTACATGGTCATGATGAAGCTATGAAACTTGATGTTGCTCGAACCATAGAAAAATTGGGATATAATTCAGTGATTTTACACGAACAACCAGATAAAGGCAGAAATGTTTTGGTTAAATTAATTGAGGAAAGTGACAATTGCGGTTTTGCAATAGTATTACTTTCTCCAGATGATTATGGATATCCTGTAAATGCGGATGATTCTAATAGAAAAACGAGAGCTAGACAAAATGTTGTTTTAGAATTAGGGTATTTTATGGGAAAATTACGACCGGATCGAGTTGTTGTATTATATAAAGATGCTTCCGATTTTGAAATTCCATCAGATTTTGTTGGAACATTATATAAGAAATATGATGAATCTGGCAGTTGGAAATTAGAAGTGGCAAGAGAATTAAAAGCGGCGGGATTTTCTGTCGATGCAAATAAGTTAATTGAGTGAGTAGATTATAGGGAGCCACCACCGCGTGGCTCTTTTCTTTTTACCCAAAATCAGACAGATTGGAAGGTGAGGTGAGTGGCCAACAATGAAAACTTAAAACCTGTACGAACCAAGAGCGAAGCAAGAGAACGTGGGAGAGCGGGCGGCAAGGCATCTGGGGAAGCCAGACGCAGGAAAGCAGACTTCCGGAGGACACTCAACGCCCTTCTCACGACAGAAATAGATAGCACGGAATGGACGCCTATCCTGAAGGCAATGGGACTGGACTCCACCCTGGAATCAGCGGTCAACATGGCGATGATCAAAGAGGCCTTGACGGGGAACGTGAAAGCGTATGTGGCGATCAAGGATGTTCTGGGGCAGACCTCCAAGTCGGATACCGATCTGGAAGAGCAGCAGCTCCGCATGGCAGCGACCAAGTCGAAGCTGGGAACCGATGTGGAGGAAGAGCCGGAGGACGACGGATTCCTGGATGCATTGAACGAATCCGCTGCGGATGACTGGGATCCGGGAGCAATGGAAGGAGAAGACGGAGATGATGAAGAAGAAACGACCGATATTTAAGTTTCAGCCATTCTCGATGAAACAACGCCAGATCTTCACCTGGTGGGCGGACAAGAGCCCGGTAAAGGATGCAGTCGGCATTATCGCGGACGGAGCGATCCGTTCCGGAAAGACCGTCAGCATGAGCCTGTCCTATGTGATGTGGGCGATGTCAAAGTATGACGGCCAGAACTTCATCATGGCCGGAAAGACGATAAGCTCCTTCAAGCGAAACGTATTGCAGAACCTCAAGCTGATGCTGACAAGCCGCGGGTATCACTGGATCTACCACATCTCCGGAGAATTTCCGAACATGCTGGAAGTCACCAGAAACGGCAAGACCAATTATTTTTATATCTTCGGAGGCAAGGACGAAGGTTCCCAGGATCTGGTACAGGGTATCACGGCAGCGGGAGCCTTTTTTGATGAGGTCGCCCTGATGCCGGAGAGCTTCGTCAATCAGGCAACAGGCCGTTGCTCCGTTGAGGGCGCGACCTGGTGGTTTAACTGCAACCCGGCGGGACCGATGCACTGGTTCAAGCTTGAGTGGATCGATAAGCGGAAGAAAAAGAGGCTCCTGTACCTTCACTTTACGATGGATGACAACTTAAGTCTTTCGGAAAAGGTCAAGGCAAAGTACCGGGAAATGTACGCCGGGGTTTTCTATCTGCGGTATATCAAGGGCATGTGGGCAGTGGCGGAAGGTCTGATCTACACAATGCTCACGAAGGAGAACCTGTACACGAACGCGGAACGCCCGGCAGGCTTGAAGAGCACGGCAGCCAAGACGATCACTGTGGACTACGGTACCACGAACCCCTGCGTATTTCTGGAGGTGTGGGACGATGGGGAAACGTTGTGGGTTGATCGGGAGTACCGTTGGGACAGCCGGTCAGAGGAAGCAAGACGTAGCGGAAACCCGCAAAGGACAGATTCGCAGTATGCAGACGATATGGAGGAGTTTATGGGAGCAGATCCGGAAGATCAGTGCATGGTCGTTGTGGACCCGTCAGCAGCATCCTTTATTGCAGAACTCCGTAGCCGTGGCGTGTATGTGAAACCGGCGAACAACGAGGTGGAGGACGGGATCCGCGTGGTCGGATCGCTCTTGGCAAAGCGGAACATCCGGATCAACAAGGAGAACTGCAAGGGACTGCTCGGAGAGATGCGGTCCTACGTCTGGGATGACAAGGCGGCAGAGCGGGGAGAGGAAAAGCCCGTGAAGCAGAAGGATCACGGCCCGGATGCGTTAAGATATTATTGCTATACGGTCCTTCCAAAGTGGCGGATTGGGGCATAGGAGGAAGTTAAATGTCAAAGAAAAGGACGTCACGCCAGACAAGGGCGGCTACAAAACAAAATATGGATTCGAGGGCGCCCGTCATGACGATGGACGCCTTTTCTAATCCTGCGGCAAGGATCGGATTCGGAACGCTGGATCTTCTCCAGGCAACAGAGTACCCGATGACCAGAATGACGCAGAACTATCAGCTTCTGACAAGCCTGTATCGGGAGAACTGGATTATTCAGAACATTATCTCAACGATCCCAAACGACATGATGAGAAAATGGTACGATTTGAGGACCAGTGTGGCACCGGAATACCTGAAGCAGATGACACAGTTAGAGCGCCGGACACAGATCCGGAAGAAGCTGCTCCTTGGAATGTACTGGGGACGGCTCTACGGCGGCGCGGTGGGCGTGATCCTAATCAAGGGACATAATGATATGAGCCAGCCGCTGAACCTGGACACGATCATGCCGGGAAGCTTTCTTGGACTTCATATTCTGGATCGTTGGAACGGAGTGTATCCGGAAGGAGAGCTTGTCACGGATCCGGAAGATCCAGACTTCGGGCTTCCGATGTTCTACACGGTTCGGAATGATGAAACAGGGACCATGGTGGCGAGAGTTCATCACAGTCGGGTGATCCGGTTCATCGGCAGGGAGCTTCCATGGATGGAGCAGGTGACCGAGCAGTACTGGGGGGAGTCGGAGGTCGAAGCAATCTATGAGGAGCTGACCCGCCGGGACAACGTGGCCGGGAACATTGCGGCACTCACATTCCGGGCGAATATCAACTACCAGGAGACCGATGGCCTGGATCAGCTGCTCGGATCCGCGAATGCTGAGATCCAGCGGCGCTTCTGGAACACACTGGCGGCGCAGTCCGTGATGGAGAGCAACTTCGGAACCCGGATGATCAACAAGGGGGACGCGATCCACAATACCCAGTACACCTTTACCGGACTTCCGGATGTCTATGACCGTGTCATGATGGACGTGGCTGGAGCCGCAAGGACGCCGGTGACGAAGTTATTTGGACGTTCGCCTGCTGGCATGAACTCCACCGGAGAATCCGACCTGAAGAACTATTATGATTACATCGATGGACTGCGGGAGACGGAGCTCCGGGGAATCATTGAACAGCTGCTCCCAATCATGGCTCTATCGGCATGGGGCAGGATTCCGGACGATATGGACATCGACTTCCCGCCGATGCAGACGCCGGATGCGAAAGACGTGGCGGAGATCACAGAGCGGAAGAGCAATGCGATCCTTGCGACATATCAGAATGACCTGATCGATGCGGCAACCGCTATGCAGGAACTGAAGAGTCTGTCCGATGAGACGGGACTTTACAGCAAGATCACGGATGAAGCAATCGAAGCCGGGAAAGGAAAGTTCTACTCGGAGTCCCGCAGCATGCAGGATCCCATGGCGGGCTTTTCCTTCCCGGGGAGCACAGGGGAGGATGATGTAGGCGATGGCAACGAAGATCCGGCCGCCGGAGAAGGCTGATGTTACAGCGCTGCTTCGAAATCTTTTCCTCCGGACAGAGCAGGAGCTGATCAGAGAGATCACCCGGAAACGTGCCGCAGGGCATGTAGAATATGCCGAGGTAGCGGCGCTGGAGCGGGTCCAGAAGATCCTTCAGAACATGGTGGACACCTCCTGGAGCTATGTGCCAGTGATGATCGAAAAGATCTTTTATCACTCGGATAAAGATGCCGCCGGGTATGCCAACGCGAGGACGATCACAGGAACACGCTCCGTGACCCAGATCGCCATTATGGAGCAGTTGGCGAACAATCTTCAAGGGG